TTCTATTATACGAAAAAATGCAACCCATTGTCAACTGTTTTTAGCACTTTTTTAGCGTACTAAATATAAGGTACAATTAAGTACATTACACATACACACAGGAGAAAATTATGAGTAATTCTAAATCAGGGTTCGAAATCAGAGCCGACTTATTATCCCAAGCAGAGGGTATTTTAACCAGTAATTATCAAAGAGAAGTTGACGCTATCTATGCACACAACGATTCATTCCCTAATGATAAGAAACCATTACCTTTAAGAGAAATCACTGGTGAAGAGGTTATTAGAGTTGCAAGACAACTAAATGAGTTTGTGACAGAGAAATAACCTAAATAGTAATACACGGAGATAACTATGCACAAAAATGTTAAAGTATTGGAAGGGCCATGGGAAAGGGAAAACTTTCCTAATGGAGAAGAAACTACAGATGTAATCAGTAGAAAAACTATTACTTTATTCAAAGAAGACGGTTATCTATGTGAAAAAACTACAGTAAGAGAGTATCGAGATGGAGACTATTTCGATACCTCTTCTTCACGAAGGATATGTAAAGTAAATGACGACTGAGATTAATAAATCAATACTGAATAAAAACAATTTTCGTCTGTTAATAGACAAAGTTCCAACAGTAGAATACTATGTTCAGACAGTAAATATTCCAGGCTTATCATTCCAAGAAACTGTTTTACCAGTAGGTGCAGGAGTCGATGCATATTTTCATGGTGATAAAGTTGAATATGAAACACTGAATGTATCATTTTTAGTAGACGAAGATTTATCAAATTATCAAGAAATGTATGATTGGATGATGGGAATTGTTCCAGTCAAGGATAGCGATGATTTTGCTTCGTTAACTGGAAGTCAGAAGAATACACTAAGTGTATCAGGAATGGACGGAGATAACCTAAAAACTACCTCTCAGATTACACTTGTAACTAATACTAACAAGAACATACCAAACAGATTTTTCAAGTTTTATGATGCATTTCCTATAAGTTTAGGTGCATTAGAATTACAATCAGGTGCAGAAACAGCTCCTGTTACTTGTGATGTTCAGTTCAGATTCAACTATTACGAGATAGGAACCAAGTCCTAAAACCCCTTATAAATACTACTATATTGTGGTATAATGGTATATTATGAACTTAGATGAAATTAAATTGATGTGGGAATCCGATTGTGAAATCGATGATATTGAATTAGATAAATCTTCCTTAGAAGTTCCCAAACTACACGCAAAATATCTAGACTTACTTTCTAGTAAGTTACTAGTCCAAAAACAATACCAAATGAAATACGATACATTACTTAGAGATAAGTGGTTATGGTATAATGGTAAATTAGATGATGAGACCATAAAAGAATATGGGTGGAAACCTGATGCATTAGACGGTGTAAGAGTTATGAAAAATGAAATGCACCACTTCTTCAATGCAGATAAAGACCTTCAGGATATGAGTGCAAAAGTAGAATACCTGAAAGTAACTATAGATTTTTTAAGAGAGTGTTTACAAAACATTACATGGAGACACCAAACGATTAAGAATACAATCGATTGGAGAAAATTCATGGCAGGTAACTAAAATGATATTGAAAAATTATGTGTGGCAAGCACCTGAGTTTTTTACAAGACAAGAAATCCAAGAACTAATCACTGCATCTGATGTCTTACCATGGCACGCTGGTCAAGTAGGGACACCTGCAGATGAAGATTCAGAACAAGAGGGTGGAACGGAAGACCACAACATTCGTAGTTCTCAGATAAAATGGTTTCTAATGGAACAGAATCATATGCCTAAACATATAGAAAACAAACTATATCAGGCAATAGACATTGCAAATGAACAATGCGAATGGAATCATGCGTGGGATTATATGGAGAATCCTCAGTATACTGTTTACAATGAACAGAAACAAAGACAAGGAGACTTCTATACTTGGCATACAGATTCAGGCCCATTTTTATATTCTAACGGTTGTCATAGAAAATTAAGTATGACCGTACAGTTATCAGACCAAGACGATTACGAGGGTGGTCACTTTCAGTGGTTAGAACCTCACCAACAGTTTGATAAAATGTTTACAAATGTTTCTAATATAGACATGACCGATGCAGTTAAGACATTATCTTTTTCTGCAAAAAGTATTGGAAGTGTTGTGGTATTCCCTTCATTTCTATATCATCAAGTAACACCAGTACTAAGAGGAACTAGAAAATCATTAGTATGTTGGTTTAGTGGAAAACCTTATGTCTGATGTTGTTAGAGTCTCGAAAATAAATGAAGTGTTCCTTAAAGTCGATTGTGACGATGGACTTGCAAAGGAACTCTTCGAATTCTTTTCTTTTAAAGTACCAAACGCAAAGTTTATGCCTTCCTATAAAAATAGAATGTGGGACGGTAAGGTATACCTATTCTCTATTAAAACACATAAAATCTATATCGGATTACTTCCATATGTTGACGAGTTCTGCAGGGAAAGGGGATATGAATTTGAAGGTGTTGAAGAAGTACTTGGAACAAAACAAAGAGACAAGTGTAGTCAGTCATGGTTGGCAGATTTAAAACTTCCATTCGAACCTAGAGATTATCAGATAGATGCATTCAATACTGCAATACAGTATGGAAGACAACTATTACTTTCACCTACTGCAAGTGGTAAATCATTAATCATATATCTACTCGCAAGATACTACAACAAGAAAACTGTTATTATAGTTCCTACTACTTCACTAGTAGAACAAATGACAAAGGATTTTAAAGATTATGGATATGATAAAGAGATTTGTAAAATTTATTCGGGTCAGCCTGTATTTGATTCGGACATCACCATCACTACATGGCAGTCATTTAGTAAGGCGCCTAAAAATGTCATGGAATCTTTCGAAGTTGTCTTCGGAGACGAAGCACACCTCTTCAAAGCAAACGTCCTCAAAGGAATCCTTGAAAAAATGAAAAACACTGCGATTCGTTTTGGTACTACTGGTACACTTGACGGAACCGAAGTTCATAGATTACAACTGGAAGGATTGTTTGGGCCAGTCAAAAAAGTTACAACGACTGTAGACCTAATGGAAGAGGGAACGATTGCAAACCTAGACATAGACATTCTTATTCTAAAACATAAGAAAGTTAAACTACCTACCTATCAAGAAGAAATGGATTACTTGGTATCGAATGATAGTAGGAATGAATTTATATGTAATCTAGTTTATAGTTTAAAAGGAAACACACTTGTACTATTCCAGTATGTTAAAAAACATGGTGAAGTATTACATGGTAAAATGTTTAAAAGACTAGGGGACAAACTACACTACGTTTTCGGTGGTACAGACGTTACTGATAGAGAAGACGTAAGAACTATAGTAGAAGGAAGTGACGAAAATGTTATACTTGCATCGTACGGAACTTTTTCTACTGGTGTAAACATAAAAAAGATTGACAATATAATTTTCGCAAGTCCTTCTAAATCTAGAATAAGAAATCTACAGTCTATTGGTAGAGGACTCAGGAAGGGAAAAGATAAAAATAGAATGCGATTGTTCGATATTGCTGACGACATAGGGGGTACGAATTATACTCTCAATCACTGTAAAGACCGTATAAATATATACAACGAAGAAGGATTTAACTATGAAATCAAGCAGTTCGAACTAAAATGAAATATCAAGTAATCAAACTTAAAACTGGACAAGAGTTATGTGGAATGGTGTCTTATAAAGAGAACACTATAGAAGTCACTTTACCTATGATTTGTCAGTTGACTAAAATATCTGCAACAAATACTCTTGCAACGTTTATACCTTACAACCCACTTGGGAATGATTCTATCCTTACAATAGGAAGAGAAAGTGTTATGCATACTAGTAATATGAATGACCAATTTATTCCCTTTTATGATGAGGCTTCTGCGAAGTGGTTAAGTATGGTTGAAGACGGAACTATTCCATTGACCAACCGATTACCTTCTGCAAAAGAATTCCTTAAAGAAAGAGTGGACGAAATGTTAAACACTTTGTCTGATGAGGAACTCGCACAATTAGAAGAGGACACACTTCAAGAAGACTACTTTCATGTAGCACCTGATGAGAAAAAAATAATTCATTAGACTTTCAAACTTACTAAATAAATGCGAAATGTTCATTGACTGAATGAATATTATATTATAACTTTAACTTATTTTAGGAAAACCATGACCACAGCAATTATAGATATTGCGAAGAACATGGTGCGAAAAGCTAGAGAAGTTACAGAACTTGTATCAAATAAAACTATGTGCAAGATTTGTGACACTATCGAATTTCTAGTACTAATGCTTCTTCCATTCGCTTTACCTTTTTTGATTATGTACTTTTCCCTAGCGGGGTACTAAATTGAAAAACCAAAACAAACTTCGAGACCACTTGGAGATAGCCACATTAATGACTATCTTCATGGTCTCCATTATCTCGATAACAGGATGAAAACGGACGCTTGGAAAAGACCGTTGCCTTCTGCAGTGGACGATTGTGCAAACGTCACTTGTGGGTACGAACAACAATTAGAATTTGTATTCAAACCAAGTGATGCGACACCCGAACAGGTGGAAGACTGGTACGAAACCGAACTAAAATGGTGGGGTGACCGTCAACTTAGTATTGTCGCAATCGCAACTGTTGTCCAAATATCTGCACTCGGATTTATGGCACTAATTATGACTCTCAACCAGTGGTTATTCTCATGAAATACGGACACTATATAATAGGTACAACATTAATATTGTGTATGGGAATGATGTTATGGGGTGTTATAGATAAGATTGGGAGAGGTCGAGATATAGAACAACCGATTGTAATCTCAGGTGCGTATATCCCTTATTAGCTAATATCCCCCTTGGGACATATTCATTTTATCATGGATTTTGCCCTTGTCTAGTGGTTTTTTGAAAAAAATAAAAAAAATATTTTATTGAAAAACCCCTTACAGAATACACCTTTTCAACGTATAATAGAGTCATGAAAACAAAAAAGAATCCTGAACATTACGTTAATAATAAGGACTTTACAGCTGCTGTTGCCGAGTATGTAACACAAATTAAAGAGGCAGAATCAGCAGGGAAAACTCCACCTAGAATGTCAGAGTACATAGGAGAGTGCGTATATAAAATTGCGACTCGATTATCTACAAGACCAAACTTCATCAACTACACTTATAGAGATGAAATGATATGTGATGCGATAGAAAACTGCATACAATATCTTGGAAACTTTAACATAGAAAAGTCCTCAAATGCATTTGCATACGTTACTCAGATATGTTACTACGCTTTCTTACGAAGGATACAGAAAGAAAAGAAACAAGTGTATATCAAACAAAAGTCAATAATGGAATCAGATGTCTCTTTAGACTCATTCCAAACAATAGATGGTTCATACGACCCTGCATTAACTAATACTAATATAGAGTGGTTAAAGGAGAATATGACTCATGTCAATTACGAACCTCGTAAAACCAAAAAGAAAACAACTA